TGATCCGCCGGTGAACGTCAACGAGGTCATCGCCAACTCGCCCACCGCGCCGGATACGGGCTGGTGGCTTGCGAGAAACGTATTACTCAGGGTATATATTGGATTCGTTGCGCTGGTGGCGTCTGATGTGGCCTTGACCGTTACCGTGGTGGTTGTTCCAACCAACGGGTAGATGGTTGCTTCAACGTTTGATGCAGCGAAGTCCTGTTGAAACTCGATGGCGCACGATACGTTTTGCAGCCCACCGGTAAACTGATGGCCGGTGTTGCCGAAACTGGTCACTTCAACACTGTCGACTTCGAAGTTCAGTTCGACGCTGTTAGCGCGTGTGCTGAGTGCGATCGAGTTTACGCTGATGACGGCATCTGTGAGTACGAGAACGGCCATTGTTATTTCTCACTTTCGTGTGTGTGTTTATCTGCTTTTGCAACACGCACCAATTCCAGATGTCCACCAGAAACAAGCGCGTCGATATTCACACCAACGAAGTCACCTTCGTCGACGGACTCGCCGCGTTTCTTACCTGTGACCAGATCGCTGGTTACTTTGTACGTTGCCATAGCGACCAGTCTACACCGTGCGCCACATCGTGCTGTTCAACCGTGTACCGTCAAGTCGATACGCACACTGAGAAACTCGGCATCGGCCTGTGTCTGCGGCTGAATCGAGATTGAACTGGATACAACCAACGTCTGACACACGCCGCCCAACGTCGGATCACCTTCGATAGCGGCACGCAACGACTTAGCACCGCTGTACGATATGTAGTCGTCAACGTCGTTGAACGCTCGACTGTCGGTGTACCTACCGACGATAACAAACACCGACCAAAACATCTCGACATCACCACCGCCAAATGCACGGTGGTAGGTCACCGAGTTCAACACCGGATACGCCACCGGTGGGCTGAGTTGCTCAGGTTGGTAGTTGAACGTGCGTAGGCCGGTGATCGTCGCCAGACGTGTTTTCAAACCGTCGGCCACCTGCGAGACGGTAGCAGGCATATTACGCGATACCGTACTTCACATACGGCGATAGCATATCGCGTACATCAGGGTCGATACTGCGCACCTGGACAGCCATATCTGCGAAACCGACGATCCCCAGCGCAGCGTTGTACCGTGCGAATCCACGCATAGCGAGTAGCACACACCCCTCACGTACGTCGTAAGGGATCGCGTCCCAACCCCAGATGCCGTTCACCTGCACACCAGGCAACTGCGGCTGTATCATAATAGGGAACGTCTTGCCGCCCACCGCATTGATACGGTTATACGGACGTGTTTGCAACGACACGTTAGTAGGTAGCAGCAGATAGTCAGTGTTGACCGTCCACGTCGTTTCGAATGTACCGTTGCCGTCGTTGTCGGTCTTCAACGTCGTGATCTGATATAGATCGTCTTGCAGCAGCAACGTGTAGATGTCCTTGGCGTACAGACTGATCGTAGCGGTACGTTGATAGAAAAAACGACCAGTGTAACCGTCGATACGACGTGACGCACCTTCGATAGCGTTCTCCAACAGCGTGTCATCGTTACTGTCGCTGATCCGTAGCGCGGCTTTCACTTCTGCCAGGGTGCAGTAGCCGTCGGTGATCGCCACTAGATCTCACGTTTCTTGGCGCGTCGTTTCACGTTACGTTCAACCACCGGCTCAACCGTTGCAGTCTCTAACGGTGTGTCAGTCTCCACGTAGCCGAGGCCGCGTAGGGTTTCGGTGACTAACGCGGCACGTTCGTGTAGGCCACGTCGTTCGTAGCCGTAGCGTTCAGCGACCAATGCATTGATGATGTTGATGCCCATAGAACCAGTGTATCATCTTTGCGGTGCACGGCGTTAGCAACGTGCACCGCTAAGACGGACGACCTTAGAAGGTCGGTGTGACCAAGCCTGTGCCACCGACGAGCGCGAAAGCGTTCGGGTAACGGTTAGCGGTGAACGCGCTGTAACCGTAGACGATCATCGTGACGTCAAGTTCAGCGGCCTTCGGCTGTTCGAATCGCATCATCATCGGCTCGCCTGCACCCTGCTCGAATAGGTGCGCTTCTTGCGTGTTACCGACGATGATCACATCTTCGTCCGTGCCGACACCGTTCGTGGTGATGACATTCGCACTTGTGATGACTGGCAGACCGAGAATGGTGTATCCACTGTTGCCGTAGACCGGTGCACCGTTACCTGATGCGAACGCCGGTTGACCGTTGAAGTTCGGCACTGGAACTGCCAGTGGTCGCTTCTGGTCATCAACAGCAGCCAAGATGAAGCCGAGTCGACGCGGGTGCATCAAAATGAAGTTCGGGCCAGCGAAAAAGTTGGTCTGGATTCGCTGAATGCAGTCGACGATTTTCGGGTACAACTCTGCAACGGTTGGCGATGGATCGGTGTAGGTCACGACTTGTGTGATGGTGTTCGTCAACGATGTCGCTGATGTCGTCACGAACAGTGATTCAAGGTTCGTGTGATAGGCAGAAACCAGGTCGGCCATCACCAACGAATCGATGTTCGTACCGCGTTCGATGGACTGACGCGAAACGTTCTGTTGACCAGCAACAGTCACGATGTTCACATCTAACTTCGTGTCGTCCATATTCGTTTCCTGAACGGCTGCACCTTCGGTCTGAACTGCTGTTGCAGAACCGGTGGTGACTTTGCTGATCGAGATGACCAGGCCGCTATCCGGAAGCGCGTGCTTACGGAATGCGTCCAGTGCCGGCCTGCCGGCACGTGCGAACGGCGCGGCGAGCGAAGTGAGGAATTGAGGGACGATCAAACCGGCGAAGTTTGCGCTGGTCACGTCACGTCGCTCAACACGCTCTTCGTTCATATGTTGACTGAGACGCTGTGAAGCGGCGAAGTCGTTCATAAACTGCGCTGAGAACGCGTCACGGATAAACGAGTTGGTGCTTTGCGGTGTGTAGGTGCGTGGTTCGCTCTTGACAGCGATGATGGTCTGTTCAACGTTGTTCGTCTTACGGGTTTCGGCTGCTTGCGCTGCACGCTCTTCCAGTTCGCTGTGACGCTTCACTTGTTCGTCCAATTCACGAACTTCGTCGAGGGCGACGGCGATGAGTGCATCTTCGTCTTTGGTGATGTCACGCGCTTCGCTGATCGCGGTAGCGGTAACTTGTTCTGCACGTGCCAGTGCAGCATCACGCTTTTCTTTGAGTGTCTCGGTGTACTTTTTCATCGGTGGTTATCCCCTGCTGTGTGATCTGATGTGACTGATGCGAGTGATGTCACTCAGTGACACCTGGTGGTGTCGGCTGCGACTCGGCTAGCGTTGTTTGGCTATTTGAATCTGCCTTTGACGGAGACTCAACGAACCAGACACTTCAACAGTAACAGGCTGACGGCTACGCAGACTTACAATAGTATCCTCATATGCTGGATAGGTCACCACACTCACGTCGAACAACTGCACTTCTTTCAACTCACGTACTGAACGGTCTGCGTTGAACGAATCTTTCACGGCCTTGAACGCGAACGACATCTGCGAGAGATCGCCACGGCGCATAGCCGATAGGATACGTTGCGCGTCTGGGTTCATCGGATCGAGCGACGCCTCTACACGCAGCCCACGGTCATCTTCCTCTAACAGCAACGTACCTGATTTAGTGCGTGCCAGTGGCACGCCTGCGTGGTCAACCAACAGCCGGACATCTGCACCGTCGTTGAGTGTTTTAGCGAATGCGCCACGTCGTACGAACTCGGTGAACGGCATCGGTTCGCTCGGTGCGTCGAACACCGCTGCGTAACCAACCAGGGTGTCGCTATCTGGGTCTGCGCGTAGTTCAAGTGTTGAGTAGGCGATTGAACGTGTCTCTTGATGGTCAGCCACCCAATGCGCTGCACGTTCTTCCACCGGTGCTGTTGATTTACGTGTTTTTGGCCGTTTGGTGAAAACGATCTCACCTGGGTGGGTGTAGGTGAACTTGGTGTCTGCCATATCTAACAGTCTAGCACTATGAGATGACCGGTGGTGTTACAACCATCAGTTATCCAACCACATCGACGTACACCTCGTTATTGACGATTTTGGTGATCTTGAACTTCGTGTTGCTCGGTAGCAACACCTCAAACT